GGCCACAGCCGACCCGCCACCATCCCACGCGAACGAGGCGAGCTTTTCGGTTACGGTGGTGTTCTCCCAGGTATCAGCCGTCTTATCGTACTTTTTCAGGCCGTTCGTATTGGCATCGGTCATTTCGATGAGAACGCCACCAGCCTTTGCCTTTCCATCAGTACCCGCTCCGTCCTTGAGCAATACCTGGCCGTCAGCGATGGAAGCGGTGGATTTCACGGCCTTGGTGTCCTCCAACAGCTTCACCTGGTTGGCAGTCGGTGGAGCGGTCGTGGAAGTGGATGTTGCATTGTCGATGAGATCGGCCCGGACGATGGGGTTGGTCAGAGTATTCTGTTTCCCTGCTAATGCGTCATATACTGAGTTTCCATCAGGAGCGTGTGTAGTATCCCCATCTGAAATGGTTGCAGACAAAGCAGGAGCACCACTAGGGCCTGCTGGTCCTTGGATACCCTGTATTCCCTGAACCCCTTGGATACCTTGAGGTCCAGCAGGACCAGCAGGCCCTACTCCTCCCCCATCTCCTCCACCACCGATAGGACCATCAGTAAATGGATTAGCTCCAGCGATAAGAGGAGTGAAGAGCAATATAGCAATAAGGAGAAAAGCAATCTTCTTCATTGTTAGTTCCTCTTGTAGTAAGTGATGTGGAGGATAGCATTACCACCAATGGCTATCACACGAAATTCTTTGATTGAGGCTGGATCGTTGAGCCAGATGCTTTGGTAAGCAGAGGCAACAACCAAGTGACCGAAGTTAAGACTAGGATTGCCTCCATCTATTCGATAGCGCACGTTGTTGGTCTCGACTGTGATGAAGACTGCACCAGCAGTCTCTCGTTCGGTTGAGGAAAGTCTAACTACTCCAGCCGTAGTCACAGGCAATCGACTGTAAGCTGAAGGCGTGTAGCCAAGGACATTGACTTGGTCTGCTGCTATCGCTGGAATAGACAAGATTAGCAGGAGTCCTACTATTAACACAAGATATCTTTTCATCGCTTCCTCCAATGTCAAGTGCGTTTAATGATTAAACGGACTTATATAACAATCCCAATCTTATCGTTTACAACCTTTGTTAGCGCTTCTATCTTGTCACAGATATTATCTAGCTGTTCAGAGAGAAGTCTGTTGCAAGTAGCTCTTCGCTCGTCACAGAGAGTTCTTCCTACTATGTTTCTAGTCCCTATTACATTTCCTATAATACCAGATACTAGAGCAATAACCATAGCACCAAGAATCTCCGTAATCATGCAGGCCTCCAGTCTTGTAGGGGCTTCTCATAAGTAATCTGTTTATATTCAGCTTCAATATCAAGAACATTGTCCTTAGGACTAAAGTATCTCTCACCAAGTTCAAGCATCTCAATGAGATAGGCTTCGGCATCCATTAAGTCCCAGAGAGCTGAACGAGGGAACATTAATAACTGTTGTTCGAGTTTCTTGATGCCAGCACACATAGCATTGTGGTAGATATAACCACCCCTATAATAAGGGACTAATTCCTTAATCCGCTGTTCCTTTTTCATCCCTCCACGAGCCTTCAGCCAGACCAATTCAAAGAACGTACCACGTTTGAACATCTCATTTTTGATAGGCTGTTTAATAAACTCGTTGAGTGAGGTCTCCTCAATACCTATTACTTTTGCATCTAACATTATAGCCATTCCGAAGAGGGCATCATAGATCTCATTCGGATACATCTTCTTTGATACCACATCTCTTATGCATACTTTGGCATTGCTAAGGTTGATTCCTATTCCTATGATGGCAGACTCAGCCGAGTGGATCTTAACCGTTTTGGCCGGATCAAGAATAACTACAGTCTCATACTCTTGATTCTTCTGCACATCGACATCAAGTAGTTCAATGTCAAGTTCTCTCTTTGCTGCTCCGAAGGGGAGATTATAGTAATGAAAGTACTCAGCTCTAAATGCAGAGTCTTTTGTGGAGATAGGAAGGTTTCTTAATTCCCTAAAGAATACGTCTGTTTTACCAGCCTCCACATGCTGAATCCACTCCTTCATTATATCTTCATCGCTGATAAAGCCAGGAGCTGTTGATTTGAAGTTATCGTCACAAGCTTCAAGTCGCACAGAGGCCCACTCATTGGAATCAAGTAAGTGCTGGAGAACTGAGTCCTCATGTTTCAAAGTGTCAATATAAACTATTTTCCAGTTCTTTGCCTGAGGCCCTATTCGTGGCACAGCCTTAATCACATCTGCATAGAGCCAGTCATGCCAACCGTGTCTTAGTTCCTCATTCTCAATCTTCTCAGCATCTTCCAAGTCGTCAATGACTATGAGACCTGGCCGATCATTCTTAAAAAGGACTCCACGAACCTGCTGTCCAGCCCCTCTTGGCCACACTAATGTATCAAAAGCGACCCAGGCTTTCTTGCTGAAGACCTCATCGAACTCAGCTTTGTTAGGATCACGTTGCTTGAATGATCCAAAGAATGCCCTTATCTCCTTGTTGGTTACAAGCTCACGACGAAGATTCTCGGTCTGAAGAGAAGCTGCATCATGGCTCTTGTTGATGTAGACAATGAATCCTGTGTGATGGAATAAGATCCAGCGCGCCATAAGGGCCAATGCAACTATCGACGTCTTCCCATATCCACGAGGAGCAGCAATGGCCACTTTCTGATCTGGCCCATCAATGAGATCGAAGATCTTCCCATGGATTTCTTCAGCAAAAGGCATGTAGAAGCGCTCAGGGAAGAACGTTAGAGCAGTCATTCTCGTAGAGAGACTACACTTCATTAAAATAAGCTCTAGTTCCTTATCCATGATTAGTCCGTTTTATTATTAAACACACTATTCATACTTCCGTTTGATAACGAGAGTTTCCTTAGTAATTACATCACCTGCATTACTGCACTCACCAGTTAATTTTATAAGAGTTGAGCCGGTAGTATCTACAGTCCACGCTTCATAACCACTTAAGGTTAAGGTATTACCAGGAGTCGTACTATCACTCTGAGTCGATACCCAAGTTATCTTTTGTACTGCAGCAGCAGATTGAACTATTATAGCTTTAAAGGTCCAATCTAATATACCAGCAACAGCTGGGACAAATGTGATAGAAGATGTCCCATAGTGGAATTTTAATGTCTTATTACCCCCTACTCCAGTCTTTGTTCCAGATGTCTCAATCTCAAAGACTGCTGTAGATGGAATGTACAAGGTAGCACCACCAATAGGATCTTCACCAGTACCTGAGGTAGACTCTTGATCGTTATCAGTGAGAATATCAAAACTTAGTCTTCCAGGATATAGAATGGATGCTGTAACAGCACCTATGATAGTGTTGTTGTATTGCCTAATCCCTCTGGCTGTTATCTGGTTTGCATAGATTCCATAATCTACACCAGTTACGTCTATGTAATTATCAGCTATTCTTCCAGTGTCTTCAACTGTACCATCTGCATTTAAGTAAATCCCTATCCCTGTACCAGCTACAAAATCTGTGAAGGAGTTTCCACTTAAATCAATGTTCTTGAAGTCGATATAGAGGTAAGCACCATAGCGTGTAGCTCCTCTAATTATATTGGCCCTAAATTTTGAGTCTTCACTATTCCTAGCATAGATCCCATCGTAGTAACCAACAATGAGATTTCCCTCATATAAGTTGGCTACATTGGCTGCTGCAGGATCTCCTCCATCAACTATTCCACTCCCAGAAGCAAGTGCCAAAGTAGAAATAAAACTATTTCCTTTGGCTATATTATGAGTACATGGATAAGATGTTGTACCAGCTATTGAAAGCCCAATCTTTGTATCGTAGACTTTATTGTTAAGAAAGCTAATACGCTTACCAAAGTGAGTATCAAGACCTTCCCATAAAGGAACATTTTTAACTAGGTTATCACTGACTATAATACCAGTACATGGAGGAGCGGCCGTAACACCGTCGGTATAGTTTGAGCTTAGAGAAATCCCATAAGCTGAGCCGCCAACACTTCCTTCAATATCGTGAACGTTGGTCTTGTGAATAGTACCATTCTTGCAACTGACAAGAGTAATTCCAGCATAGAAGGCATCATAGACTTCTATACCAGATATATCGAAGTCTTCAAGATAAGAACCAACTACTCCATTACGCCCCCAGTTGCTAAACTTCCACCCTTTGATCTTAATACCACTTAAGTAAGTGGGGGCGAGTGGAGTATTATCTACACCAGTGGCCCAATAACCTATTTCAGTAGCACTATAGGCTGCATGTTGAGGACCAGTGAGTCTTCCATTACCAATAAGTTCTATTGAAGATGCTGTAGATACAATACCACCTTTTGTTGCTGTAGCTTGACGAATCTCAGCCCCATTAAATCCTTCTATTTTTGTTCCAGCTATTGAGGCAGTAAGAATGTCAGTAATCTTGTAATATCCACCTTTGGGAGCAGTGATTCTTACCTCACCTCCAGCAGTTAAAGCCGCTTGAATGAATACAGTATTATCAGTAGTACCTGAGTCATCCTTTGCACCCCACCACTCAGGATATTTCACACCTGGATAAACAACTTTTCCAGTCCCAGTACATGAAAAGACCTGGTAAATCCCAGCATCAAGAGGGCCATTGATAGTTAATGTCTTGGTAGTGGCTATGGTTGAGATGGCTCCATAAGGAGTAATCAGTTTCATAGTAGCTGGAATGGTAACGTCTGCAGTAATAGCCCAAGTACCTGGACGGAGAAAGAGATTAGCTGGAGTCGCTCCAATAGCTGTAATTGCAGAGTTAAGAACCGCAGACGTGAACGTACCAGAGCTGTACCATTCAGGATAATGGAAAGGGACTGAAGGTAGCACTATTGTGCCAGTCCCAGAGATCCATTGATAAGGACCGGCTGAGATAACACTATTTATAGTTAGAGTAACACCAGGAGAAATAGAGAGAATCCCTCGACGACTATCAATGTCAAGAGAGAGATTTGCAGGGACTGTATCGTCAAGATCAACGAGGAGTGTTCCCTGAAGTGTTAAGTTTACAACATTAGTATCTACCCAAGTAATGATTGTTCGAAGATGTGCAAACCAAGAAGAGTTTAAGTTGGTCCCATCTCTGAAACGGAAGTTTCCAGCACCTGCCAAGATTTGATAGCTACCAGCCTCAATATGGCCTATATTGGAGACAGTCACTCCAGCATTAGCTGTAATGATATTACCTGGGGCCTCCCACTTCAAAGATACTGTATTGCCCAAAGCACATGAAGCAGTAGCATTGATTGACTTATCAATGATCAAAGTTACTGTATCATCGGAGGTCATTGTTAAGGCATTCCAAAGATTATGGAACCAGCTAAGATTGAGAATGGAGCCTGTGGCAAAGTCTATGTCTCCAAGACCTGAGAAGATTCGATAGCTTCCAGCATAAATATTCTTGGTATTGATAGTTAGTTGACCTGAGTTTGATATGGCCCCTGTTGCAAGGAAGTGAAGACTAGCTGTTGCAGGAATAGTTAGTGCCGTAGTTACTTCATTCCTTACAATGTAGATATCTCGTTGATTGGCACCAATAGCTGCAACAGCAGCATTGATAGTTGTATAAGCACGAGTGTCGGTCCAGACTCCATTGGGAGAAGTGACTATGACATCTGGGAAGAATTCAGAGAATGCGACTCCTGCCACTACCAATGCGGTAAAGATGACTGAGGCTATGATCTTCTTAAAGTGTTTCATTATAAGACCTCAAAAGTGTGTTTAATCATTGAACGGACTCACAAGGAGTTGCTTGCATCTTGGAACGCCAGTTCATACTACTAACTCTTGATTGGAAGTGGTCTATAGTATGTTGATGCATAGGAGGCTTCCCTCCCATGTTGTCGACTGTCTCCTTGACATAAGAGAAGTGATCCAGCTCGTAGACCTGATTACTCCGGTTGCCTCCGTGGACTACCATAAAAGCATAAGCTGGAGGAATGGTATAGACAACCTTGAATAAAGAGCCCATGCGCAAGTGGACAGTCTCATAAGGGCTAGTGACTGGATCAACTCGTTGGACAAGTGCAATAAAAGGACTCGTTCGATTCTTTCGATGAGGAGCGTGGAATGTGTAGATTCGGCCATCTGAAGCCTGACCAAAGATCTGGTAATTGATGAGGAAGCGATCTTCCTTCATTGTCTTGGCGAGGAACTTCATATGAGCGACCCACCCAGGAGCGACCCAATCGTCTATATCCATACGAGCCATGATAGGGGCACGAGGGTGGTTAAGTTGTCTAAGAATGTCCTCGGGACTACCCTTATCAGTCTCCCGACCCCAGTTTTTGGTCTCACTTACAGAGGCTTTCCACTGAGAAGTATCTCCTGAGGAGTAGAGATACTGGACATTGAGACCTTGCCAATCCAAAGCCTGGATACGCTGAGTTGTTTCGTTCCCCTCAGGTCCTACAGCAAGATATACAGTAAAGTCCTTGTTAGTCTGCATCTTGAGACTGTTGATGAAGTACCTCTGCATCATCTCTAGGTGGGCCTCGTCTAAGATACCCATCCCATGAGTTTTACCCATCTGATTGTAGATGGCTCTTGAAATGATGAAGGTTTTGAGTGGCACTACAGAGGCAACTCTGACTTGGTTATTAGGAAACCACATACAAGAGAAGCCCCACTTGGCTTCAAAGAGCCTTCTTCCAATCTGGATAGTGGATTCCTTTAGTTTCGTCGCCTTATACTGGCGATTTCGCTGAGTCTTATCATTAACTGCAATCAAGTTTCGGTCGTTGAGAGTTGCAATCTTCCATCCACTCTTCCTAACATTCATAGAGAAGTCGAAGTCCCAGCTCCCGATGCAGTATCTTGTGTCGATGATACCTTCGATTAAGGCAACTTCTTTGCGAATCAGCTGAGAGGTACCACCTATGAGGTCGACAGTTGAAAAAGGCTCATTGATTGAGTCTATTGGAGTACAGGTTACTTGAGTTCCATTGACATTCCTATGCCAGTGTACTTGGTTATTGAGAACATCAACCATTCCATAGTCATTATGGCTCTGGAGAAATGCCAACTCAGCATCAATAGTCCCTTGTCGATAATCCATGTCGTTGTCAGACATGAAAATGAAGGGAGTTTTGGCTGCTCTGACAAGATTTCGAGCTCTCGGTGCTGCTATTCCAGCGTTGGAAGATGAGAAGTAAATGTCTTTCTCAACAAATCCTTCAGCCGAATCTATGATCCGCTGCTTTGTTGAGGCAGAGATTTGCTCTTCGCCTTGGACATGGAGGCAGAGATTGAGTGGCTGTGAGGTAGTCTTAGGAATACTCAAAAGTGTCTTGATCAGACGTTCTTCAAGCATCCAAGAGACAATAGCCACCGTAATTAAAGGAGTCAATTCTTCCTCCTGAAGACCTTTAATTTGGTATTATATCCTGCAATTAACTGGCAATTAGAGACCAAAGGCAGTAAACCGACGTTTGATTCTGGATCGGTGTAGTCATCAATAACTATGTATCTTGCAAACATCTTAGCCCAATGTAATTGAAAGGTTCTAGGCAATGTGCCATCTACAAGAGCTAGTCCAAAATATCTACCTCCTTCCATTTCAATAACTGTATTATCCCAAAGTCTGAACTCAACATTGGCTAGATTATAGCTCTTGATAACCTTAAGGTAAGAAGGATCAGTCTCATAAGAGACTACATCAATCCCTCGGTTGTTGAATAAGAGGGTTGAAATGCCTGAGCCGAACTCAAGGACTGATGTTATCTGATGGACCTTAAGCAAGCGGCTAATAACAGCCCAACACTCAGGTCTGAGGTAACGAGTTCGATAGGGCCAGTTTTTATAAATCTCAGCGTCAACCATTAGCGATTCCATCGAGTCGAATGCGAACTATGTCACGGATCTTTTCAGGCGCAAGGTGAACATCATGCTCGGATTGAGTGAAGAAGTTGTTTACTAGGCCATCAGTGCCAGTGGTTGGAGTGGTGATATCAAGGAAGATGTGGCCTTCTTTGATAGATTCAGCCTTTAGCTTCTTATTGTAAAGCTTGACTAAGGTTGTTCTTGCTTCTTTATTAGCTTTGACCCAAGGTCTTATCTTGGAGCCTTGATAAGATTCGACTGGAGGCAAAGTCACTGAGGCCAAGATAAATTTCCTACTTGTCTCGAATAGGAAGGAGAAGAGATGGTCGATAGATTGCTCAATGAAAGACTCTGGGGTGTCTGTGCGACCATGCTTCCAAGGTAATGAGTTACAATCAACCTCTCCGACACAGAGGAGAGGGATATAGCCTGGGAAAGCAAAGAGAAAATTAAGGAAGGCCTCACGAGCTCTTGTCTCTGATTGATTGTTAGTGAGTCCATAGGCTGTTGCACCAGGTACTCGACAAGTAGCAGCACAGAAGAATTCAAAGTTATCGAGATGAGAATCTCCCATCCCGATGAGTCGATTGCTGATTGTCGAACGCTTGATTAAGCTCATAGTGTGTTTTATTATTAAACGGACTTTTCGCCAGCATTTGCTGGCTTGTCAGTTGAACGTCTTGCGCTTCCAATAGCCACACCAGTCACAAGGGCACTTGTGGCAGTGATAAGCTGAATCACTACCTCTTTGATCCCACCACTGTCGAGTCTAATATAGGCACCAATTCCAAGAATAGCAAAGAGGATAAGAGCCATGGCAATCTGATTACCCAGTAGCTGCTGCAGCATAATACTCCTCCATAGCAATCTCTAGATCGATCTCATCCCTTTCACGTTCGGCATAGTGCCAACAGAAAGCACCAAACAGTCTCACAGCCATCCAGTAGGTAAAGGCTATGGTTTGTTTAATTGGATCATCTCCTGCATCCTTCAGCATCATTTCTAAGAAGTCATGATCAGCATCATAGCGATCCTGTTCCGACCCACCCTTCCAATAACGAAAGTCGTGATGGTCACAAGAGGCATGGCAGAAGAACTCGGGAACTGGAACCAGTCCCCCTTTCGGCCCTCAGCCATTACAAATGAAGGCCTCTTGCTCGGGTGTGAGATCGCTAAAGCGAATCATGAATCACCTCACTTAGTCAACAAACCACTCAACATCGCAGGATCAAGAGTTGTCTTTCCCTTCAGGTTGATCTTGGAACCATCAGGTCTTGTAATGATAAGTGTGTCAGTAGTAGACATAAAGGAATTGTAAGACACATCACCAACTTTGAGTGTTGAACAGCCTACCACCATTAAGATGATAATCGCTATGAGGAATAGTTTTCTCATACTGAAAGCTCCTTCATATAATTCTTGATACGCATGATATAGAAGTCGTAATCATCTGGATTGCAATAATGACGAACTACCTCTTCAACAGTCCCATGACGCTTGATTAAGAGATGAATGAAGGCTAGGCCACAAAGGATCCCAATGATCTCATTACCCTTCTTATCCATCTCTTGGAGGAGATCCTTCATCGCTATCGAAGTTAATTGAAAGACTCCCTTGGCCCCAGTCGGGGATTTTAACTGAAGGCCAAGAGAGCTTTCAACTAGGGCGACAGCGACGGAAAGGATTGGATCATCTCCTATTGCCAGAGTAGTCTGTTCAATGAGAGATTTGATTTCAAGTTGCTGCTGGGAGAGTTTCATTCTTCGATGCCTCAGTGATGTCGATTGCTTCTCCCATTTCCTTGGCTGCCTTAACTCCACGCGCTTTGAAAGCAGCTATTTCTTCAGCCGTCAAAGTCATAGAGACACTAGCTGATTGAATACGAGTAGGAGTCCTCAACCCGGAGAGCTCTAGCAAAACAGTGTCAGCCACATCTTTTCGATCCTTCAACGTGGCCTCTCCATTCTCATTGTCAAAGATTTCGTGATAAGTTTCAAGAGCCTTATTGGTCAAGACCCTGATTTTTTCTGAAACTTTTTTTGCGTCCTCATCCCTAACATCTCTGATTTCAGCCAGTTTCTTCTGACCCAATTCAGAGTTCAAAGTCATAGAGACACAAGCCTCTGAAATGTTCAAGATGTCAGCGATGTCAGTTTGCTTAAAGCCCCTAGCCGCAAGGTTGATGATCTCATGAGACCGCTGCCAAAGCTGCTTAATCTCATATTGTTTTCTAGGTTCATTCTCAGGAGTTCGACGCAAGTCGACGTCTCTGAACTCGAACCCATAGAGACCGTTTCTTGTCTGAACGCCTTCCATTACCACTTCCTCACGACTACGTCGAAGACATCTTTGCTCGTCAAAGACTGAAGACTTACTAGGTCCGTGAAAGGGGGATTGATCAAAGGAGCAAGGCTCTCTGGTTTCATTCCATGCTTTGTATGAAGTCCTTGTGCCCTCTTCAGAGGCGCAATACAGTGATCTATATCAGGGATGAGCATCACTAGATAACCACCACTTTTAAGTACTCGGAGAGATTCGTTAATAAAGGCCTGCGGCTCAGCTAAGTGCTCCAACACATGACTTGCAAAGACAAAGTCCATTGTCTCGTCTTTGAGAGGCAAGTTCATAATGTCAAAGCACCAATCGGCTTGGGAGAGATTCCCAGCCACATTGCACTTGTTGCCCCAGGGAATGCTATCTATCCCAACACAAGCACCAATCTTCTGATACCCACATCCTAGATCAAGACCATTGCCTTGACAGTATTTACCTATCAAGGCTTGGGTCTCAAGGTCGAAGTGGGAGCAGTTGGGTCTCTTCATGGCAATGTCCAATGTCATTCAATCTTCATCTTGTAGGCTCAATTATACATAACCTACCTATAAAAGTCAAGGTACGATTGGGTACATTTAATCATAGGTCAGCATCCTACATTGATTGTAAATACTCCGTTTAATCATTAAACGCACTCAGCCATCCACCACTATCGAGCGGCCCAGGTCTTGGAATTACTCAAGGGCGACGAGTAGTCCTGACGTCTCGCCCTCTCATTAAATTTTTCTCTAAATTTTTCTGTGGTCTTCCATGAAATGGACAATGTTGTACATATTGATTTTCTCCAGTCAAAGTGTGAGAGTACTAACCCGCGCGCTATACGGAGCATTCTCCCCCATCGAACCCTCAAGCGTAACATATTGAATTCATTGGAGATATTGCCTATTGACAAACAACTCCGCATGGTGTATGTTAGGGCCAACAATTCAATATTGTTCTGGTTCATTGACAACCTCATACCGAGTGCATGGCATGGTCTAACCCATTCCACAACTACCCAACACGAAAGGGGATAAGACCATGATTACAATGAATGAGATCATCACGAATGTAGTTCTGACCAAGGTGTGTTCAATCAAGGCCGATAAAGACTCTAATGAATCAAAGCAGGTCACATTGAAAGTGAAGTTCGACGGTGCGACTGTTCAATCGGTCTTTGACAAGGCTCTGGCAGGCGCTGTAATCGCATGGCAGAACGGTGTCGGACGGAAGTCATACGACACACTGAAACAAGGGCAGGTCGTTGAAATCCAGTTCACCGCACCAGCGTCACGAACGGCAGTCGATCCGGAAACCGCTATGATTGCCAAACTCCAGGCCATGACGCCTGAGGCGCAAATGGCATACCTCAAAGACCTCACCGCCAAAGCGAGTAAGAAGTAGTAGTAAAAACCTACCATGTCATGCACTCTAATTCACACCTACTCATACGGAGTAGGTTTTTTATTGCTCTCCACCTACATCTATAACTGGGGCATTGCACAGTGTGTTTAATCATTAAACGCACTATTGCTTAAGCTCTTGGTTAATGAGGGATTATCAATGTACATCAATATGACTTGACGTATCACAGTAGGTCGTATAATGTATATGTATGCAATGGTTGCAAGTAGACGTAATCCGTGTGTGCCGGGCCTATACCCACATTTTGATCCATGTGAGTTGTAAGAGAGAGAGAGAAAAAAAAATGGAAGAAGAAAGGATCTCTTCTCCTCCTTTGTCTCTCAACTCATGAAATGGTCAAATGGGGTGAAGGCATGGAGTACACTGATTACTGATTACCATACAGAGCACAACAAACAATATACAGCATACAATACAATAACTTAGGAGGATGAATACTATGAACCAGAGAGAAGAGACTAAAGTGGAAGGGAGCTTGCCTGTACAAGCGAGAGTTAATGTAATATGCCTCGCCAATCTGGATTTGTATTGGGCAAGTGAAGGATACCAAATAAGAACCATGAGCCAGTTGATAGGATTCAGTATTGAACTGTTGAATGAGATATTAGAAGCTAATGGAAAGCTGAGACAGAAGGCCAATACTATTGTTGAGGCTAATCAGTACCTAGAAGATAGAGGGCTGCATCAAAGAAGTATGCAGAGAAGAGGATATAAGAAACTTGGCATGGCTATTGCCTTTGAGGGTATGAGAGAAGAGGGTATGAGACCTGAGACATATGCGCCTGGTATCTATAATAGATTACATAGAGGCCCTGACCATAGTGGTAATCCTTCGACTGTACAGGCTTTTATGGGTAGAGTTGATAATGATACTATAAAACAGGGAATAGATATAATGAATAATCTACCAGAGACTGATCACTCATTACTTAATGAACTTTGTGGTAATCCTGCCAGAGATGAGAGTGTATTAGTTGAAGGTACATCACCTGAGAAAATGGCTAAGAGAATAGAAGCTGATGATAAGGCTCAGGAGGAGGCTCTGAATAACCTAAATATCAATGAGCTAATGAAGAAGACTAAGAAGGTTGATGCTGATACTCCGTTAAGTCATAGACTAAACTATGATGATATAAAAGAGAAGATGGAGGACTATGAAAATAGAGAAAGTAAGAAGATAGACGAGTTAAATGAGCTCGATCCATTAACGCTGCTCAATAGCGCCAAGAAAGAGGAAAAGTCCGTTTAATTGATAAACGCACTCAATCGACTGACTGGTAATTTATCAGTGGGTGAAAGTTATTGACAAATGATTGAAGTGGGCGTATGATTGTAATCATGATAAGAATATGGAGATGAATGAATGAAAACTCGTTACCACATAACTATTAATTGGCAAGGTAAGCCGCACAATTACTATCGTCATGCTCACTCAGCCGACCAGGCCTTACGTCACGCTATACGAGAACTCGCAAGGGAAGTCGGTTATAGCACTCGCTACGTAAGGGACTTTGTAATGGACAGTAGTCATAATAGATGGAATGTGGAGGTGAAGTGATGTTCTATGTAAGCTCCTTTGAATTAGTACTTATATTTGCGGCTGGTTACTTTGTCGGCAATGCAGTCATATACCTTATATATAAGCTGAGGGATTAAGATGATCGCGGTTGACCACTTCTTCAAAGTGAATAAGATGTTAGATAGTACTCAGACATTTGAAGTGCCTAATATCGCACTTGCTAAATCAGGTAGACATTTCCATCTTGAGTCAATGACTGAAGAAGAAGCCAATGAGGTATATGGTAGCTTTAATGAGTCTCACGGGATGCATTATAGTAAGCATGAATCAGATCGTGATGAGGAAGATGAATGAACAGCGCGCTTGCGCCTTTCATCCTTCCACAATCACGCGGAGCTTATCATGGACTACCTCATAAGACTTGAATCACCTCATTCATTCACTGTGATAAAGTGGATTGATGAGGCTCCAGCCGACGAGTATCACTTGTTCAGGTCTCGTTCTGGCAGCTGGACTTGCTCCTGTCCTGATTCAATCTATCGTGGTGGGAAGTGTAAACATCAGCG